TCGGCGTTGCCCGTCACGCACCCGTACTGCTTGGCGCGACTGACCGGGATGTTCGCCGCTCCCGCCGCTTTGGACCACGAGGTCGCGGCGACAATCCCCCGCCGCCGTCCATCCAGATTCATCCCGTACACTTTCAGCATGGTCAGTCCCCTTGTGTCTAATCCCCGGAGGCCGTCCGGTGCGGTCCTGCATTTCCACCCCCCGGCTTGCACGGGGTCGCCGCCTGATTCGCGGAGTGGAGACGTTTCGGCCTGTTAGTTCGCGCTGGGCGCGTCCTCGCCTTCGAGGTACTTCTGCACCGCCAGCGCGGCCTGTCCCGCCTGTCCGTAGTCGAAGAAGAACTTGCGCTCGTAGACCGCCTCGCTGGGGATGTTGGTATCCCACGCGAAGTCCCGCTCCTCCTTCGCGTTTGGCCCGAAGTCATCGACCCCGAAGTAGACCACGATGCCATCGCTGTTCCGATGTTCGGCGAAGGCGACCTTGCGGCTGGTCTCGTAGCACCGCACGGCGTAGCCCAGCTCCCGCCCATTGACGTACAACTCGACCGGATAGTGCGCTGGCTCTGCGAGCAGTTCGTCGAGGTAGGACAGCACCCGCTCTGCGGCCTTGGAAATCGGACGGTTCAACATTGTGTAGCCCCCTTGTGTGTGAGTAACGTGGTGAGTGTGTCGTGACGAGTTAATACTAGCTAGGGCAAGGGAGCCTGTCAAGACCCCCCTGCCTGTCCTGCCTTACTCCGGGATGGCTTCGAGCGCCTGCTCCAGTTCCAAGTACCGCGCCGCTTCCCGCTCGGACAGCTTGCGGTACACACGGGAGAAGGCGAGCGCCTGATACTCGCGGATAACCTGCTCGATGTTCTGCTCAGTTACTTGCATGGTGTTTCCCCTTGTGCTAGTGCCAGCGGCATTGCTGACAAGTAGAAATATACACCCCCCGTCATGACGCGCAAGGGGTCCGGCGAATCGTTACACAGCGTTCGGGGTCTCTTCGGGATTCAACTCGTTCGCTCGCTTGCGCTTCGCTCTGCTTCGGGTTATGTTCGGCCCATATGGCACCCGATGACAAGTTGGCAGTGAAGACGGCAACGGACGCCGCCGCGCAGACTGGCGAGGTGCGCGTGGACAAGTGGGGCCGTCCGCTCGTCGGCTGGGCGATTGACCGGAGCAAGAGCGGACGAGGGCCAGCGAAGGGCGCACCCAACGCAGGCCGACCGCCTGACGAGTGGAAGGCAAAGCTCCGTGAGCTGGCCTCACGCGAGAACGTGCTGGCCCATATCCAAACCGTGCTTGATTCTGGCCCGGAGCATCCCTTCTTCGCCAAGGCGCTGGAGTACGTCACCGAATACGGCTACGGCAAGGCGACCCAGCACATCGAGCAGACCGGGGCGTCTACGCTCGAAGTCATCGTCCGGCACGAGTAGGTGGCCGCACTCTACCTGCCCAGCCCGATGGCGCACCAGTCGGAGGTGCTGGACGCGCCTGAGCGGTTCAAGGTCCACCGCGCCGGACGCCGGACAGGCAAGTCACGCGAGGCGCTGATTGCCAGCTTGCTGGGCCACGGCAAGGGCAAGCACAAGGGCGCACTGCAGGGGGCGGATGTCGTCTGGCTGACGCCTGACTACCCGCAGTCACGAGCCATCTGGCGCGAGGAAATCAAGCCACGGTTGGCTGGCCTCCCGGGCGTCACGCTCCACGAGACCGACCGCCGTGTCCAGTTCCACGGCCTTGGCTCCCTCGAACTCCGCTCTGCCGAATCCATCGACAACATCCGAGGCCGCTCACTCAGCGGCGTGGTCATCGACGAGGCCGCCTATCTGGACCTCGAGTACGCCCTAGGCGCTGTCGTCATGCCTGCCCTGCTCGACAAGGGCGGCTGGTGCCTCATCGCCTCGACGCCCTCCGCAGGCTGGGATGGCAACAGCGCACGGCTCACGCCTAGCTACTTCAACCGCCTCTGCCAGCAGGTAGAGGCAGGCGCTCGTGGCTCTGACTGGCGGCACTGGCATCACCCCACCGAAGCGAACACCCGCCTCTCGACGCAGGACATCGCCACGCTCCGGGCCGAGTACCCACCCAACAGCGCCACCGCCCAGCAAGAGCTGGACGCCAGCCTGACGGCAAGCGGTGCCGCCTTCTACCCGGAGCTAGCCGACTGGGACGAGCTGGTCATCGACCGCGCCCAGCTCCCGCACTTCCTCCCCGATTGGTGGCAGTTCTGGGCTGGCTATGACTGGGGCTACTCGCATCCGGCGGTCTTCGTGCCGTGCGCTGATGACGGCACCACGCTCTACGTCTTGGACGCGCTCTACCTGCACCGTGAGCAGGACCACGAGCAAGCCGCCAGCATCCGGGGGTCGCTGGTCCTCCCCGGTCAAGACGGTCGCGTCCCATCGGCCTGCGGTCGCCGAGTCTACGCTGGTCATGACGCCTTCGCCCAGCGGATGGCGCACACGGCCCAGCCGGAGACGGTGGCGGATGTGTTCGACCAGTACGGCATCGCGCTCGCCAAGGCCAGCTTGGACCGTGACGCTGGGGCCAAGGTCATCCGCCGTCTGCTCTCGCAGGACAGGCTCCGCTTCGTGGACACCGTGGGAACGCGCCGTCTCTTGGCTGAACTGCAGGCGCTGGTGCCGGACCCCAAGCGACCGAACGTGCCGCTCAAGCGGGACGCCAACGAGCGGGGCGAGAACGGTGATGACGGGGCGGACGCCTTCCGCTACGCGCTGGCCTCCCTGCCCTACGTTGTCGCCGAGCCGCAGTCTCCCCGCTATCTGGGACCGGAGGGGCAAGACCCCGGGAGCTGGGAGCAGTACGTCCCCGAGGCGCAGGAAGGTGGGGCGCGAGATGTGGCGGGTGGGATGCTGATGTGACGTTGAACAGCCCTTGCGCTTGACAGGGCTTCGGTGTATGTTCGGGGTGCGTTAATCCCAACGGAGGACGTATGCAGGGTGGCAGAAAGCGGTATGCGGTAGACCGACTGGAAGGCGACTACGCCGTCCTCGTCGATGACGACTCCGGGGCAGAAGTGGTGATTCCACGCGCCAAGCTCAAGCAGGCCAAAGAGGGCGCGATGTTCAACGTGGCGATGCGTGGCTCGTCGCCGATGTGGGAGTCCGCCGAGCGTGACCTGCGTTCGGAAGTCGCCCGCAAGATGGACCTGCAGAAGCGTCTCGGTTCAATGCGCCGTCCCTAATCTTCGAGAGTCTCAATGTCCGCTACTGTCCTTAAATCCGCAGTCAAGACCATCGGCGCAGAGGGTGACGCCGCCAGCATCACAGGCTTCCCGTCAGCGGGTGGCGTGGCGGTGCAGATTGTCGGTGCGCTCTCGGCCACCATCACGTTCGAGGTCACGATTGACGGCACCAACTGGGTGGCGTTCAGCATGACCCCCTCGAACTCCGGCACCGATGCCTCGACCGCGACCGCGGCGGGTGCCTTCAGCAAGCCGATGAACGGCTATGCCGGATTCCGGGCGCGTTGCTCGGCCTACTCGAGCGGCTCGCCTGTTGTGACCGTGCGCTACACCTCCTGATTCACCACACACCTGAGGCTGTATGACCGAGTTCGTCATCTCGCAGGAACTGCTGGAGAAGATTCTCGCCTATCTGGCAAGCCGCCCGTACCACGAAGTGGCGGGTGGCATTGAGGCGCTCAAGGCGCTGAAGCCGATGGAGACGGGACCCAAGGCGGTCGAGTGATAGTGGCCTTGGTCTGGGCGGGTGTGGTGGTGTTCGCCCTCGTCCGGACCGAGGCGCTGATTCGGCACTGGCTCCGGCTGGTCTATGTGGCACCTGTCGCGACCGAGCAGGACGTGGAGGTGCCACAGGACATTGCGGCACTGGCCATGCGGGAGTCGGAAGAGTGGGCGCAGGAAGAGGTGTTGAAGGCCGCGAAGGAGCGGTTCCTCAAGGTGAAGGACACGACGATGCCTGACGCGCAACGGTGGAACCTCGTGCGTCGGGCGCTTGGCATTGGAGAACTCGCATGACCATCCCCTTCCTCGACCCTGAATACGACGAGACGCTCGAGCAACTCGTGCCGGAGGACGTAGAGTACGAGGAAGAGGCGGAGGCCGAAGACGAGTTGCCCGGCGCGGTCGAGCCGTATGTCGCCGCCAGCTCTGGCGTGACGACGGTCGTGATGGATGCGAATGGGCAACGCGCCAACGAGGAGATTGCGCCCAACGACATCGAGACCGCCGCTCGCATCACGCTCCCCGAAGACGCCCAGCTCCGCGCTTTGTCTCGTGCGCTGTATGGCGATGACTTCCCGCTCGCCGAGGACAACGACGGCGAGGACCCCGCGCAGTGGGTGTCGTGGGTGCGGAACCGCTGGACCGAACGGCGGATGGCGATTGAGACCCATATGCACTTGGTCGAGCGCAATCGCTTGTTCCGCGCAGGCCAGCAGTGGGTGAGTGCGACAGGCATGGGGCCGTGGCGTGAACCTGTCCGCCCGACCGAGTCGAGCCGTGTCGTCTACAACCTGATGGACAAGGCGCTGGACTCGCGCTTGCAGGTCATCACCGAGCAACGCCCCGGCTTCTCGGTGAACCCGATGACGCTCGACCCCGATGACCAGCGCAAGGCGGAAGCCCGTCAGGCCGCGCTGGAATTTGCGTATGAGTCGCAGTCGATGTCGGGCGTGATTCACGAAGCCTGCTACTGGGCGCAGACCGATGGCGTCTCTGGGATGCACGTCTACTGGGACGCCGAGGCCGGACCGTGGGACGAGGCGATGGGCGAGAACGGCGAGAAGAAGCCGCTCGGCGACCTGCGGACGGATGTGGTGCGGGTCGAGCAGTTCCGTGTCTCGGCGAATGCGAGCGCCACGAAGAAGCCCTACTACGTCATCCTGCGTGAGGTCATCCCCGCCGTCGAGGCCGCGCAACGCTACGGCGCGACAGGCGCGGTGGCGTCAGGGCAGGCGAGCAATATTGCGCTGGGCGATGGGGCCGATTCGCTGGGCGACAACGGCGCACTCTCGCAGTGGACGATGCAGTTGTCGAACCCGGGCGAGGCGGACCGCCTGAAGAACGCCGACGTGGTCGAGCGGTTCACCGTCTACGTCGAGAAGCATCCCGACCTCCTGCCCGAAGGGTTGCAGTGCGTCATTGTGGGCGATGCCGTCGTGGTGGGGCCGATGCCCCTCCTCTTTGGGGCGATTCCCTTCGTGCGCGTGACTGACGGGTCCACCGACCCGAGCTATTTCCCGCGCCCGATTATGGAGCAGTGGATTCCGCATCAGCAAAGAATCAATGCGCTGATGTCCAAGTGGGTGGACTCCATTCGCGTCAACTCGGGCGGTCGCTTGCTCGCCCGTCCGGGGGTTATCTCGAAGGAGACCTTCATCGGCGGCCTGACTTCGGTGGTCGAAGTCACGGGCGCTGGGAGCCTCAACGATTCCGTGACGCCGATGCCGAGCTTCTCGGTGGCGAACGACGTGAAGGAGGCGCTCTCGCTAGAGAAGAAGGCGTTCGAGGATGCGTCAGGCTACAAC